ATGCATGAGGAGCCACACTATCGATCATTCCTCTACGATCATGAGACCGACGTTCATCTGGCCTATTATTCCGCAATCGGACGCGTTTGCGTGACGTGGTCCAATCTCGAATTTCAGTTGGATATATGCACCCAATCTATGTTCGAGTTTCTTGGTGGAAATGAATTCTTACACATGCCGCCAAGATCTTTCGATCAGCGTGTAGAACTATGGAAGGATTGCTTCAAAAAATTACCGGTCTTAAACAGCCACATGGATAAAGCTTTGAAGTTTGCCGCGGACCTAAAGCATGCCAGCGGCGACAGAAATACTCTGATTCACACCCATTGGGATAGCTTGATGCATCTGGAGCCTGCGCGGCGGATATCAGGAACATCGATCAGTCCAAAGCGAGGCAAGTATTTTCGGAAAAACGCAAAGATCGATTATGAGGCAATCTTAAAATTCACCAGTCACATCGGCTCGCTGAACACGAGAATGGTGCCATTCTTATTTTTCATTATCCAGAAGCGCAACGAGATGCAGGATGAAAAGAAGGAATAAAATCCTGAAAATAGGAATAATTACTCAGAAAAAGGTTCACAAGTGACTCCTAATGTGCGATTCTGTCTTCAACTTAATTGAGGACGAACCGCATGAACTTCACCGGAATTGTTTCAAGTGCAAAGAAGGCCTTTGGCTTTCCGGCAGAAGAGAAGGCGTATTCCTTCAGCGATCCTGCGATCAGCGAAATCTTCGGCGTGATCCCGACCGCATCCGGCGTTGTTGTTACTGGCAATTCCGCAATGCACGTCCCGGCAGTGCTTCAGGCGGTGCGCTTGATCTCTGAAACCATCGGCTCACTTCCTTGCAAGCTCTATCGCGAAGGCGACGACAGCAAGGACGTCGCCAAGGATCACCCCGGCTACAAGATCACCCATAGCCGCGCGAACGACTGGACCAGTGCTGGACAGTTTCGCATCGACCTCACCGTTGACGCCCTGCTTCATGGGTCTGGCTATGCGCAGGTTGTCCGCGCGTCCGATGATCGCCCCCTTGAGCTTCACCGCCTCGACCCTTCGAAGGTGCAGCGCCGTTGCGAGGACGATGGCGAACCCTTCTATCTCGTCTCGACCGAACGCGGACAGGTCCGGCTTTCCTATCGTGACGTGCTCTATATCCCGGCCTTCGCTGGCGTGTCGCCGGTCAAGCTTGGCCGCGAAGCCATCGGCATCGGCCTGACCCTTGAAAAGCATACATCGAACCTCTTCAGCGATGGCGCACGTCCGGCCTCGATGTTTTGGACTGAAAACGCCGTTCCCGACACCGAAGCCGGGACGAAGACCATTGCCAATATCTTACGTGATTACCGGGCCGCATTCAGTGGCGGGAAGCAGAACCGCCCGCTCATCGTGCCGAATGGCTTCCGCTATCAGCAGATGGCGCTTGCAAGCACCGATGCGCAGTTCATCGAAAACCGCCTTGAGCAGATCAACGAGATCGCCCGCATCTTCGGCGTCCCGCCCCACATGCTCTATCAGCTTGAACGTGCGACCTGGAGCAACGCGGAACAGATGGCGGCAAGCTTTTTGCAGCTTTGCCTTCGACCTTGGCTGGACAAGTGGCAGGACGCCTATGCGACCGTGCTTCTCAACGACGAAGAGCGCGACACTCTCTATTTCGAATTCGTCATTGACGACCTTCAGCGCGCCGATGCGGCAGGCCGTGCCGAGATCTTCGGCAAGCTTGTCGCCATGCGCGCCATGACCCCGAACGAAGTCCGCGCCGCGATGAACCTTCCCGCACTGCCGGGCGGCGACGAACTCGCAAATCCCTACACCACGACGATCACGAACGGACCGACAGTTCGCGAGCCGTCGAAGGAAGCAGCCTAATGCAGCATACCGCCTATTTTGGTGATGGCGAAAAGACCTTCGCCCTCACGACCGAGATGATTCTTGAACTTGAGCGGAAGACCGGCATCGGTATCGCGGCGCTTTATGCACGGTTCATGCGACAGGAATTCCACTTCGCCGACATGATCGAAATCGTCCGCACCGGCCTGATTGGTGGCGGGACTTCCCCGGTAGAAGCGCAGACGCTTGTCGATACCTACGCCAAGCCGCGCCCGGTCATGGAAGTGTTTCCGCTTGCGTTCGACATTCTGGACGCCCGTTGGAACGGCACCCCGGAAGAGGTGGCAGCATGAACGATACGCAGAATCTCGAAATCAAGGCGACCGTCTCCATTGATGACACCGGCACCGTCACCGGAATTGCTTGGCCGTTCGGCTCACCGGATAGCGTCGGCGATGTGATCGAAAAGGGCACTGTCGCCTTCGCGAACAGTGTGCCCATGGTCATGGAGCACGATCAGCAGAAGGTTGTCGGCATCTGGGAAACCTATGCCGAAACCGACAAGGGTCTTGAAGTGAAGGGCCGCTTGTTCGTGGAGGGCATTGGCCCCGCCCGCGATGCTCACCGGCAGCTTAAGGCCGGGAAGATCGGCGGATTGTCTATCGGCTTCCGTCACACCGGTTTTGAACCGCGCGCCGAAGGTGGCCGCGTCTTCAAGTCCATCACCATCAACGAAATCAGCCTTTGCCGCTTCCCGGTGCATCCGGGGGCACACATCACTTTAGTGAAATCACAACTTAAGGAAGAGCTTATGGAAAACGAAGAAATGAAGAACGTCCCGGAAACGAAGAGCGATCCGGTTATCACCCCTGAAGAACTGAAGGCCATCAAGGCCCGCATGGACAAGCTGGAAGCCAAGGCTAACCGCCCGCTTGCTGCGAACAACAATCACCCGGTAGCCGCAAACGATAACGATGAGCGCAAGGCCTTCGTCTCTTATCTCCGTCGCGGCGTTGAACGTCTCAGCCTCGACGAAGTGAAGGCGCTCACCGTCTCGACGGACGCCAACGGCGGATACCTGGCACCCGAAGAATTCGGCAGCGAGCTTATCAAGCTCCTGAACGAATATTCGCCGATCCGCAGCTATGCCCGCGTCGTTTCGATCTCCTCGCCGGAAATCAAGTATCCCCGCCGCGTGTCCGGCACTGCCGCAACGTGGGTGGCTGAAACGGAAGACCGCACCGAGAGCGGTATGACCTTCGAACAGATCACGCTCACCCCGTTCGAACTGGCGACCTTCACCGACGTTTCGAACCAGCTTCTCGAAGACAACGCCTACGGCCTTGAGGGTGAACTTCTCGCCGACTACGCCGAAAGCTTCGGCAAGACCGAAGGCGTGGCCTTCATCAAGGGCACCGGCACCGGCCAGCCGAAGGGCATCATGACTGCGACCGGCATCAAGGAAGTGAAGACCGGCGTTGCCGCGTCCTTCCCGACCACGAACCCGGCAGACGTGATCATCGGCATGTATCACCAGATTGCCACGTCCCACGCCCAGAACGGCGCTTGGCTTATGAATCGCAACACCCTGTCCATCATCCGGCAGTGGAAGGATGGCACGGGCCGTTACCTTGTGCTTGATCCGATCACCGCAGGCGGCGTTCTCACCCTGCTTGGTCGCCCGATTGTCGAGATGCCCGACATGGACGATATCGGCGCTGGCAAGTTCCCGATCCTGTTCGGCGACCTGTCCGGCTATCGCATCATCGATCGCGTAGGCCTTTCGACCCTTCGCGATCCCTACAGCCTCGCAGGCAAGGGGCAGGTTCGTTTCCACGCCCGCAAGCGCGTTGGTGCGGACGTGACGCATCCCGACCGCTTTGTGAAGCTGAAGGTCGCGGCATAATCCCATGACCTATCAGCGGCCCGCATATGAGCAGGTAACGATTGCGCACGGTGGCAACACCGTGACGCTTCGCCCGACCTTGCGGGCCGCTGTTACCCTTGAAGCCCGCTTTGGTTTCCCGGCGATGTTCCGGGCGCTAGAGGAAGGCAGCTTCACCATCATTTCCGAAATCATCCGCACGGCTTCGTCCCCCGTGCAGGATGCAGCGGCTTTCCTATTGGGCATTTCAGGAAAGCCGCTTTCCTCTTTCATCGGTCCGGTTCGTATTCCGCTCGCCGAACTTGTATCGATGTTCATGCCCGCGCCAGATCCGAAAGCGAAGCAGGTTACGGCTTCCGGTAAGGCCATTACGTGGTCTGACTTCTACGCCGACCTCTACGAGAACGCGACCGGCTGGCTTAGCTGGACGCCCGAACAGGCATGGAACTCGACACCTACAGAGATTTGCCGTGCCTATGCCGGACACGTCGCCAAGCTAAAGGCCATCCATGGGAGCGGCGAAGAGCAGGGCAGGGAGCACGACTATAACCCCGAGCAAGCCGCCCGAAACATCGCCGATGGCCTCGACCCCGAATTTGACCGCAACGCCCTTCGCGCCCTGAAGGCAAAGCTGAAGGGTGCCCGATGAGGAAGCCGCCCCGGATTTGCAGCTGCGGCGACATCGTCGCCAATGGTGAGCTTTGTGATTGCCAGATGAAGGCTAAGCGCGAGCGTGACGCCCGGCACGACGCCACGCGTCCGACTGCCGGACAGCGCGGCTATAACCACGAATGGCGCAAGGCCCGTGCGGATTTCCTGCTTGCGCACCCGTTCTGCCGTGAGTGCGCCAAGCAGCAAGTTTATACCGCCGCGACCGTGGTTGATCACGTCATCCCCCACCGTGGCGATAAGCGCCTGTTCTGGCACCGTGCCAACTGGCAACCGCTTTGCGCGCCCTGCCACAACTCAGTCAAGCAGCGGCAGGAACGCGACTGCGCTCAATCCCGGAATTGCGAAGGGATGTCTTCTATTGAAGGCTTCTTATGCGCAGGTGTTGCAGGGCGGGGCGCATGATAGTGCTCGAAGTGACCTACTACCAGTCCTGCGATCACGAGGCCCATGCCGGTCACAATAGTTCCAAGGGCCATCAGCGTGCCGTGAATGTTGATGATCGGACTTCCGAAGCCAACATTACTGCTAGATCCTCCAGCCAGCCAAACCCAGCCACCGATAGTAATGCAATATCCGAGTATTGAAAGCGGATGAGAAAACAAATGCTTAGTCTCCATCTTAAGTTCGCGCAAAAGTGGTAAAAAACTGGATTTATCTTGTCAAGAAGGCGGCAGCTTCGAAGCGGAGTTTTTGAAACTAAAGGCGTCCTTCCCCTCTGTCAGCCTTAGGTGGGGGGTGGTCTTGAACTTCCTTGGGATGGCGGGACCGGCGGGGGGAGCACTTTGCAAGAGAGCATCAATATAACTTTTTCAGGAAATGACACATGACGGTTGTGAATCTCAACCTCGCCAAGCAGCACATGAAGATCGACGGAACGGCCGAAGATGAGCTTATTTCGCTCTATCTCGACGGCGCGGAAACGTGGATCTCAAACTACATCGGCAGGCCGCTGATCGAGCTAGACCCGCTTCCGGCAGACGTGAAAATCGCCATTTTGCGGCTTGTTTCCTTCTACTACGAGTGCAGAAACCTCGCCACGTTTGGCGTTTCTGCCCAGCTTGCGCCCATGGGCGTGACCTCGATCCTCGATTCCTATCGTGAAAAGTGGTTCGGCGATGGCGAATAAGAGCGGCAACGGCCTCACCGAGACCATGGCAGCGTTTGACCGGATCGCCCGCGCCCCGCGTGAGGCCGTGCTTCCTGCCCTCAGGAAGTCCGGCGAAGAGCTTGCGGCAGCCCAGAGGACGCTTGCCGAAACGTCCCGCGATAGCGGCGCGCTGATCGACAGCATCGAAGTGACCGCGCCCGGCCATCATACCCCGCCCTTCAGTCAGCCGGGCGGTTCCCGTGTTGCTGGTGAGACGGAAGTTCTCGTGACCGTGGGCAATGAAGACGTTCGTTACGCGCACCTTGTCGAATACGGCACAGCCAACGCTGAAGCCCAGCCCTTCTTTTGGCCCGCCCTTCGCCTTCTCCGCAAGCGCCTTCAGAACCGCATCAATCGCGCCGCGAAGAAGGCCGTTAAAGACGCATGGAATGAGCAATGATTGAACCGACGCTTGCCCTTCAAACCGCTATCCGCACCGCGCTTATTGCCGACCCGGCAGTCAGTGCCCTTGTCCCGGCTAGCCATATTCGGGCCGGTGGTTCGCGCCCTGACAAGACGCCGTGCGTCATCATGAGCGATGGAAACACCGCCTTGCATGGTCAGGACTACACCGCCCAGCGCGCGGCGTGGGTCAACATGGACCTGCATATCTGGACGCTGGACGCTGGCGAGGACGCCGCGAAGGAACTCGCCTTCGCGGTGACGACCGCGCTCGACAAGACTATGACCATCGAAGGCGGCTATTGCGACCATTTCCGCGTCACCGCATCGCGGTTCCCGCGCGATCCAGACCCCGCTTATGGTCATGGCGTCCTCTCCGTCGAAGCACTCATTCGGTGGATTGTCTGATGCTGAATATCGGAAGCATGGACCGCCGCATCACCATCGAACGCGAGACGGAAACGGTGAAGCCGTCCGGCAGCGTCGTGAAGGCATGGGTAACCGTCGCCACGGTATGGGCGGAAGTCCTTCAGCAGTCGGCGAGCGAGTTCTTCACCGGCTACGGCGAGGCAGAGACGGGCACCGTGATTTTTCGTGTCCGTTATCGCCCTGGCATCACGACCGCCTACCGCGTGACTTACGAGGGCACGGCCTACGGCATCAAGGAAATCAAGGAAGTCGGCAGGCGTGACGCGCTTGAGCTTCGCGGCGAGGCCCTGAAGTGACCCGCCTTCGCGGTGTGAAGCCGCCCGTTGAACGCGACAGCAACGCACTGACAAAGGCACCTTCGGCACCGAAGCACCTTTCAGCCTACGCCCGCGCCGAATGGAAGCGGATCATGCCCGGCCTCATCGAACGCGGTATCATCACCCTAGGCGATCTTGGCGGGGTGGAAGACTACTGCCGCGCCCGTGGCCTTGTTCGTGAAATCGAAGACACTCTACGCGCGTCCGGCGAAATCGACATGAAGCTTTGCCGTCTTCAGGACAAGGCCATGCAGACGGCCCGGCAGCTTGCCTCCGAATATGGCTTGTCGCCGGTATCGCGTGCCCGCGTAGGAAGCGCAGGCGGTGGCGACGATGACGACGACAATCCGATGAGCATCGGCAGGAACCGCACGCATGCCTAAGAGCGCGTTTCCGCAGTGGATCAATGACGGCAGCGCCATCGATGACCCGTTCGGCTACGGACAGGAAGCCGTCGATTTCATCCGGGCATTGAAGCACCCGGCAAGCACCGCGCCGAAGGGCCGATTCCAGCTTTACGACTTTCAGGAGCGCATGACCCGCCGCATCTATGGGCCGCGCAATCCCGATGGAAGCCGGATCGTCCGCACGGTTTTCCTGATGCTACCCCGTGGCAATCGCAAGACCAGTATCGCGGCAGCATGGGCGCTACTCCACACCATCGGCCCGGAAGCTCGCCCGGCAGGGCAGGCCATCTTTGCCGCGTCCGACCGCGAACAGGCTGGCATCGGCTTCAAGGAAGCCGCGAACATCGTGCGCGAAGATCGCCGCATCGTGGCCGCGACCCGCATCTATGACGCCCATAACTCGGCAAAGAAGATCATGGCACGCCCGAACAAGGCGGAACTGCTTGCCGTTTCCAGCGATGGCGCTGCCCAGCACGGGAAGACGCCTTCATTCGTCCTTGTCGATGAAATCCACGCTTGGAAGGGCCGCGACCTCTGGGAAGCCCTGAAGTCCGGCATGGCGAAGGTTCCCGATACCCTCATGATCATTGCCACGACCGCAGGCCGTGGACAGGAGAACATCGGTTTCGAGATTTACGACTACGCCCGGAAGGTCGCGACCGGCGAGATTGAAGACCCGTCATTCCTGCCGATCATCTTCGAAGCCGAACCCGGCGACGATTGGCGCGATGAAGCCGTTTGGCACAAGGTCAATCCCGGCCTTGCCCATGGCTTCCCCGATCTTGGCGGTTTGCGGACGATGGCACGCGAGGCCGAACACCGCCCCGCCGAACGCTTTGCATTCCAGCAGTTTCATTTGAACATGTGGCAGGCCGCTTCCCGCGATCCGCTCTTCGATATGACCGTCTATGACGCGGGCCGCGATCCGAACTTCGACCTCGCCGACCTGGAGGAATTGCCGTGCTGGATTGGCGTTGACTTGTCCCGTTCCGGCGACCTCACGGCCATCGTCGGCGCATGGCGTCACGATGATGGCCGGATCACGGTTCACCCGTGGTTCTTCCTGCCGTCCGAAGGTTTGGAGGACAAGGGAAAGCGCGAACAGGTTCCCTATGTCAGGTGGCGCGATGAGGGGCTGTTGAGCGTCATCGACGGCCCGGTGATCGAACCCGACGTGATCGCCGATAAGATCATCGACCTTTGCGGCACCTATGACGTGCGCGAAGTCATCTTCGACCCCTCGCTTGCCGGGCCGCTTATGGGCAAGCTCATCGATCACGGCGTCAACGTGCTTCAGCTTCCCCAGACCGCGAAGCACATGCATGGCCCGATTTGTGACCTTGAGCGCGTCGTGAATGGTCGCCGCATCCGGCACGGCGCGCACCCTATCCTTCGCAACCACTTCGAAAGCGTCGTCGTGAAGCGTGCGACCAGTGCCAGCGAATTGACCACGATGCACAAGGGCACCCGCCATTCGAACCACATCGACGGCGCGATTGCGTCGGCGTTGTCCGTCTTCCGGGCAGCGGCGAACGACAATCAGCCCACCCTCCATGAACTTGACCCCGACGAATACGCCGCCCGCATGGATGCCATGTGGGATGAGGCAGCATAAGGAATACCTGGAATGGATGACACGCAGCGCCTTGTCGTGAGCCTTGAGGCCCGGCTGACCAAGTATGAGCGGGACATGGCCCGCGCTCGCAACGCCACGAACGACAACTTCAAGAAGATGGAAGGCCGCGCCCGGCAGTCTGCCGAGAACATGGAAAAGACCATGGGTAAGGCGTCGGCATCCATCGGCGAGAAGCTTCAGGGCATGTTCGCCCCGCTCATGAAGGGCGGCGCTGTTGTCGCTGGCGTCGGTGGCGCTGCTATCGCCCTCAAGGAGATCGCGAACAGCGTTGCCGAAGTGGACCGTGAAGCCCGCAAGGCTGGCGTGTCGTCCAAGGTCTGGCAGCAGTGGACCTATGTCGCGACCGCGACCGGCATGAGCATCGACGGCGTGGCCGACGCCCTCAAGGAGTTGAACATTCGCGGCGATGAGTTCGCCAAGACCGGCAAGGGTAGCGCAGAAGAGGCTTTCCAGCGTCTCGGCTACTCGGCAACCGACGTTGCCCAAAAGCTCAAGGATCCGAGCCGTTTCCTTGATGAGATCATCGGCAAGCTTCAGCAGATGGACGCGGCAGCACAGACCCGCATTCTTGATGAGGTGTTCGGCGGAACCGGCGCGGAACAGATGGCAAAGGTGCTCGGTATGTCCGTTGCCGAAATCCAGAAGATGCGCACCGAGGCCGCGACCTTCACCGACGAACAGGTTGAAGCCGCAAAGCGGATCGATCGCGAGTTCTCGACCATGTGGCGCAACTTCACTGTTTACGCAAAGCAGGCGGCAGTGGAAGGCGTCAACGTCGCGTCCAAGGTAATCGGCTTTATCAATGATCCGACGATGGGCGCACGCGACCGCAGGCTTGCCGAATACAGCAGCCCGGAAAAGCAGCTTGAACGCTTGCAGAAGCAGCGCGACGGCATCTTGAAAGCCATCGAACGCGAGAAGGCCAACACCGGGAACTTCCTTCAGCAGGCCGAACTTCGGAACCTTGAAACGGCCCTCTCTGCCGTCGATGACCAGATTCTTGACCTCACGGGCGGCAGCGACCAGTTCAAGCAGGCCCTCAAGGAACTGTCCGCAGCGAGTAATAGCCTGTCCGGCGCGTTCGGTGGCAACGTTACGGCAGCGTCGAACTTCAAGAATGCCCTTGTTGAACTTAAGAAGCTCGTGCCGGACCTGAAGGCCGAACTGGACGCCCTCGCCACGACGGACGGCATCGACGCGGCCTATAACAAGGCCGTGCAGAGCGCCCGGACGATGGGCGAGGTGATGAACGCCACGAACCTCGCAAACCGCGCGAAGAGCATCGCCACCTACGGCAATAATTCGGACATGCTGGACCTGATTGGGGCAGCAGAAGGCACCGACAAGGGACGCGGCTATAACGAGACGCTTGGATATGGCGCATTCACCGGGGGAGCGGTCAACCTCACCGGCATGACCTTGAACGAGGTTCTTGCCCTTCAGCAGCGCATGCTTGCCCATCCCGGCAACACTTCCAACTCTTCGGCAGTCGGGCGCTATCAGATCGTGAGCAAGACGCTCCGCAGCTTGATGGATGAACTAAGCCTGTCCGGTGATCGTCTGTTCGATGAGGACACCCAGGACGAACTTGCCCGCGCGCTGTTGCGTCGCCGTGGCAATGACCCGGATGCACTGCGCAACGAATGGGAGGGCTTGCGTCGTGTCGATGATGGCACGATCAGCAACGCCTATAGCGGCACGCCAACGGCTGCCCAGCCGCTTGCTCCAACCGATAGCGAACGCGAGCGGACGGAATTGCTGAAGCAGCAGGACGCGGCCCGCAAGAGCTTAAACCAGAGCGTCGAAGAAGGCCTTGCCCTTGCCCGGTTCGAACAGTCGATTTCCGGCATGTCCGCTTCGCAGCAGCGTCTTGAGCTTGCCGTGTATCAGGCCGAGCAGGAGGCGAAGCGCGCGGGCATCACGCTCACCGATCAGGAGCTTGCGAAGATCCGCGAGAAGATCGCGCTCACCCGGCAGCTCGACGCGACGAACCAGCAGGTTGCCGCGTCGGCGGATGGCCTGAAGAATGCCCAGCAGTATTTCGCGGAGAGCTTCACGTCGTCCTTGTCCGGCCTGTTGACCGGCACTCAGACCTTGAACGGCGCGCTTCAGAACCTGCTTTCGAGCCTGATCGACGCGACCCTTCAGGCGGCGCTTCTCGGCAAGGGGCCGCTCGCGGGGCTTGGTGGCATTGGCACCGGCATCTTCGGCGCATTGCTCGGTTTCAGCGAGGGCGGCTATACCGGCGACGGGGGCAAGTATCAGCCCGCAGGCGTGGTGCATCGTGGCGAATACGTCATGTCTAAGAAGGCAACCAGCCGGATCGGCGTTGCCAATCTGGAGGCTATGCACAACAGCGCGCTTCGCGGATATGCCGAAGGTGGCCTTGTCACGGGTGCCCCGGTTCTTCGTTCGCCAAACCTGAGGGCCGCGAACAGCAACGCGACAAACGTCGTCACCATCGCGCCCGCGATCACTGTCAACGCCAATGGTGGCGAGCCTTCCCAGAATGCAGACCTTGCCGCCCGCGTCGGCAAGCAGGTCGAACAGCAGTTGAAGGGCATGGTGGCAGAGCAGATCAGGATTGCCGCAAGGCCCGGCAACTTCCTCAACACGAGGAGTCGGTGAGGGTTTCTTGAGCTCCTAAATCGCGAGCCTCAAGCCACTCTCTCATATTCGCGCACATCCGCCCTAGGAACACGTCGTCAAATAGTGGTTCGGTGTCTCCCAATGGCGTGAAATAGTAGAAGGCACCATCCAGCATGGACCAAGTGCCGATGATCTCGCCATCGGCAACAGTGATCACGTCACCGCTATCGGCGTAACTGTCATTCATTCCCTCGAATATGAAGGTCCAGTGCTTGGGGATTTCCATGTCGTCTCCGCATCTCTCAATTGCTAACGGACAGAGGGTGCGACGGAGGGGGCAAGTCGTAAAGACCTCGGCAAGGGCGATATTTTGCCCGGTGTCAGTAAATGCACATGGCGGTGAGCAGATATGCGAGGCCGTCTGTTGCCCGGATGTTACACATTTTCTTGGGTGCCGTTTGACTCATATCGCGCCGCTGGCGCGTTTCTTGTGCTGAGAGGCTTCAGTAGCCAGCAGCGCTCTCAAAACCTCTCAGTGATTCGCTATGGCGGAAAGCGGAACAATCCCCATGCGAGCCGAGACAGGTTCCGGGATCGGGAGCGGAGCGACCGACCGGAACCTTCTCTTGACGCTCCGGGATGCTTCTTTCCGAAGTGTCTTCATCCGGAGGGTTTCTCTCTTGAGGAAATCCGGAAGCTATCGCGCCGTCAGGCGCGGCAAGGCCGAAGGCCGCGCAGGCGAGCGCCGGAGGCGCGAGTGTTGAGCGCTTCGGTGTCCGTCATCATTTTCGCATAATATTTTATATATTTCTCATAATATAATAGATGGGTGTATATACGAACGAAAATGATGACGGACACCGAGCGTCCGGTTTTGGTAGACATATACGCGTATATGTGTTATGATTCCTAATATTCGAAACATTAGGAGATTTCATGTCGCTCCCTCCAATCAACGTCCGTATTGATCCCCGCCGTCTTGAGCAGTTGAAGGCCATCGGTGCGGCTCTCAACCTTTCCAATGCTGGAGTTATCTCAGAACTCATCCGGGAGAAGATCAAGTCCGGCCTAATCCCAGCTGACATTCCGGGCGTCACTGTCCTTCGGCAGGGGGACAAGGTTCTAGTCGCCATCACTCCTGGCGTCGAAGTCAGCTTGTCTTTGGCTGGTGCCCGGTATTTTGCCCAAACAATTCGCGGCGTAATCGATGGCACGGAATCCGCGCATACGATCAACATGGACCATGATTTCTATGTAGCACGTCAAGGAACTGGCATCCGGATTAGCGTGCCGTTCCGTTCCGAGAAGGTCGCCTTCCCGCCTGATCTAGCGGAAGATTTGGCTGATCTGATCGATAAGGCTGCCGGATAAAAGAAATCCCCCGGCGCTTCCACACCGAGGGACCGACTTCAAGGACTGTTCAATATGAATACTAAAAATTCCGAAGATTGTAAAGAATTTTTGAACGATGTCGGGCCTGTTCCTTCCCGATCTAGCGCGCTGCCTGCCGCTGTAGAGGCCGATATCATGGGCGAGCTTGATGCCCTTTCGTCAGAAGTTTTCGATGCCGATTTCTGTATTACGCCCGACACTCCTGCGGATGCCTTGCGGTCCTCACATGATACTCCTGTTGCAAGCAGTCCTGCGATTGCTGCCGCCCGCGCTCGGGTGAACTCTCCCGAAGCCCAGGCTTTGAAAGCCCTCAATAAGAAGCACGGCCATACCGCCCAAGCGATGGGAGCCATCGACGCCTACCGGGCGAAGGAGGGCAGGGCCGCTTACAATAAGAAGAGGCGGGAAGAGTATGCCGCCGAGAAGTTTCGATCCGAAGGCCGCCCGGTTCGCGAATACGGCGCGGCAAAGCGCAGCGCTGACCCAAGTGAGGCGCGCAAGCAGCAGGTGAGGGAAGCCCAAAAGCGTCGTCGTGACCAAATGTCCGATGAAGACCGAAAGGCTGAAAGCGCAGATCGTGCTGCACGCCGTAGGAGACAAAGGGCGAAGACCGTGCGGAGTGATGAACCGTTGTTCTAAGGCCAACGAATGAAAGCCATCACGGGGGCTTTTAAAAAAAAGGCATTGCGTTTTAATGTGGTGTCGGTTACACAGACACCAACACTACATAGGAGGCGCAAATGGCACTCACCAACGCCGAAAAAGTCAAACGCTACCGTGATCGGCAAAAGGCGAAGAAAGAGCTTCAACTCAAGCGAGCCGAACACGCTATACCGTTGCGAAAGGACCGCCGGGCCTTCTTCGAGGCGTTCCAAGAAGAGGCCGGTAGCTTTTCGGATTTTCATCTTTGCTTTGATACGGCGGGTTTGCCCGTGCCTCAAATCAGTGACGATAGCGACCCCAAGTCACTTACAGGTGAGGTTGAGCAAATTTTCATTGATAGCGGAAACCAGCACGAGAGTCCTTATGCCAACGGTGGGGGGTCGCTAGCCCGTGCCGAAATCATGGTTGGATGCCTGATCGATGCAGCTGGGGAGCTTGCACGCATAATCAATGGATACAAGCGCGACGAGATAGACGCCCGCATTGCTGAAATTGAGCAATCGGACCTGTCCGACGCCGATACGAAGAAAAAAGCTTTCGCTGACATGGCGAGGCTGAAGAAGATGCGTGACCAGCTTGATAAGCAGGTCCGTTGGACCTTCCCGCAGTGGAAGGTCACGGGCGAATAGCCCGTAAAGGTGGGAACGGCAAAGCGAAGTTTGGTCGCCGAACTTTGCCGCCCCGCAGTCGAAACATCACAACACCAAGAGGAAATCGTGATGACTACCGAAATTAGCATGACCGAGACCCCCGCCGCAACAGACGCCGGCAACTGCGTGATGAATCTGGTTGCCGGGCAGATGGATAGCCTTAAGGCCATCCGCGAAGACCGCATTAAGTGGCTTACCGAGTCAACTTACCCGGTCACCCCGCATGCAGTGGAGCCGGTGCAGCCCCATCCGGCAGACAACTCGGTATCTCGTGATGCAGTCGCGGGGGAGGCAAAGTAATGGCTAATCGTCACGAACGCCGTAAGGCCGCAAAGCTCTCCGTGGAGACGATGAGCGTATCCGATTTCATGCAGCTCCCCTCCGGTTGCGCTTGGGCCGGTTGTGGGAAGGGAACGAAGAATCCTGATGGTGATGGATGGAGTAAGCTCTTGCTCTACAAGGGCCGGACTCACTCCGATTTCATGGCAATCGCCGAACGCGATATGCAGCGGGACGCTGTTCTGTGCCCGGAACATGCCGCTTATCTCGACCATAACTTGCTCTTCAACATCGGCGGGCAGCTCCGCGAAACGATGGGGGCGGCTTGAGATGGCGATTGTTGTTCAGGAAGTCCCGGAGCTCACACGGCGCGAAGAGCTTGAGCTTGAAGTGGCAGGCATGATCGAGGAAGTGGTGACGTCTGATGAACAGGTAAGCCCGTGGGCGCTGGCGGGTATCATCCTCGATCTAATCGAGGTCGAAACGGGCATCTCTTTCGATTAACTTCACGCTGCACATTGACAAAAGTTTTTGCTGGAGCCCTCACCCGCCGATGATATCGGCGGGCTTTTTTTTCTTTGTATACTACCGCACGAATCAGTAGCGAGGCCAGCATGGTTGATCGTTTAAGTTACAAAGAATTCAAGCGGGAATTTCTGTTCAAGGTCGCCGTCATGACAAAGGCTGACCCCGAAGACAGGATAGATGTTTCGGACGTTGCGGCCAACATAGAGGGCAATTTTCCGACCGCATGGGCTGAAACGGCAGCGACAGATTTGGCAAGTGAGTCAAAACTGAGTCATAATCCAATGATCGGAGCCAGTTACGTTTCTCTCACTGGTTTCGGTCTGGAGATGGCAGAAGAATACGGCAACCGCATCGCTTATGATCTGTGGGAGGCCATTGACGACTTCCAGGCAGAGGACGCCGGTGAAGCCGCAGGCACGTCTACAGAGTTAAGTGGCCCTGTGATCATCATCGACCATATGTCGGAAGTGTTCCAAGGTATCGAAGCGGACATTAGAGAAACTATCCGCGTCGTGCGTTCGAAGAACGCACTCATGGATGACCCAGAAGTTGCGCAGAAGGTCGCAGAACTTGAAGCGAGCCATGCGCTGATCAAAGCACCGCAGGCTGATTCTGGCCTTATACGTAGGCTCCTTGTTCCGACCCTGCTATGGCTCGGCAAGAAGATGGGTGATGAGGCGGCTAAGGCGCTTATCTCGCGACTGATTGCCGAAGTCACCAAATGGCTATCGGCAGTCTCTTAGAGGAATCGGATTAATCATGTGGCGGGCTGCAAGAATCGGCGCGGGCATTCTCTCGATGGTCGCTGTGGGATGGATGGTATCGTCGATGCAGAGCGGCAATGTGCCGTGGGATGGTATTGCCCTTTTCATACCCTCTTTCGTCGGATGGGCGTTCACGGAGTATAAGTCTGATGCGGCTCTATCTCCGGCCTCAAAACTCCATCCCCACGATGTAGCTCTCGGTATCAAGCTACGGCAGCTATTCAATGAACCGACGAAAATATTCCTGCGTGAACACTCGTTCGGTCAAGCCTATCCTCACTCCCGATTGCACCCGGTTCGAGATGTTAGCTATTGGGAAGGATCGGAATACGAATTTGAGAACCCCGATTTGGATAACATCAGCTCCGAAATTGTGCGGCTGTCTGATGACCTCTATGGCAAACTTGCCGCATACGCAGGCCCAGTCAACAGGCCGGAGGGCTATTTCGCGGTTCCCCTCGATTATGAGCGAGCGCAAGATAGGTTTGGGGCGGAAACGTCAGCCCGCATCGCTGAAGTCAACGCTCTTGCCAAAAGGATTGTGGAGCAGCTTGACCTATTCGAAAAAACCTTCAGAAGGCTTTCACCAGAAAGCTATAGCGCTAAGCCTCGAACAACTAACGTGAGCGCTGAAGGCCCTAAGATGCTTTAGGGTTGCCTAAATTGCCTCGCATTGCATCTTCTGGTGTTTGGACATCATCAGCCGGCAGGCAATTTCCTTCTCGCCCCATCGCGTAGCGAATGTTTCCGACACTTCGAACCAGCTTCCGTCATTGCGATTGCCGTGGTTCGCTCCCATGCACGAGCATTCGCATTCATGTCCTTCGGCATTCATACAAGCAGGTGCGCATTTCTCTTGGTCCCGGTAGGGCTGGATCACGTAGAGTTTGCCGTAGCGCTCTAAGGCCCGATTAACGAAATCGTTGAACCAGTTCTTCGGAAGCTCCCAGTAGCTCTTACTTTCAATCCACGTCACCGTGGACTTCCCGACGGTGTTTAGCCATTGCCGATTGTTGTCGGCATAAGGAAGGCGAACGCGCAGCTTATGGCCCTTCTCGGCCCGTCGTATGACGACAGGAATCTTCTTCTGGTGCCACACTTTCCGTAAGCGCTCTTCATCCAT